TATCTTCTAGGAAAGGCCATCCTGACATTGAATATGCTAAGAGTGGTAGTAAGTTATATAGATCAATTCATCATGAATTTATAGTAACACCTTCTTTTTCAAAAGAAGATAAATTTGATGGAGATAATGCTGTTAGACAATTATTTGAGAATGTTAAAAAATATACGGATAAAATTATATGTTGTGATGGTCTTGATGAGTTTATGTGCGGATATTATGACCATTTAGAAGGATCTATTGAAATTTATAAATATTATTTAAGTAGATTATTCTCAGATCATTTAGATCCTCTTAATAAATTATCTAAAAATATTAAAGTGTTTTTACCATATCTAGATCCTTATATGATAAATATAATGACTAATATAGAATTATATTATAAAGTAGATAATAATAATAGGAAAAAGATAGTAACTTTAATGGCTAAAGAGTTGAACATTCCAGACTACATTATAAACAGAAATAAATATGGTTTTTGTGATGCTTTTATGGATAAAGATAAGTAAAGGAGGAAACAATGAGAAGGAAAGCTTGGAAATTTTCTGAAAGGGAAGTTCTTATTAAAAATTATAAAAACTCTACAATACAAGAACTAATGAGAATGTTTCCTGATAGAACAGCTGATTCAATTAATGCAGAAATTAAAAGACTAAAAGCGTCTGGTAAATTAGAAGGATATAAAGAACCGGAAGTTGTTAGTAGATCTTTGAAACAAAGATAACAAAAGTGAAAATATTATGACAAAAGAAAAAGACTATTATTGGACTATAACAAAAGAAGAATTTTTAGATCGATTAAAAACACTACAAGATCCTTATAGCCTAACTATATGGAATTATTTGCAAGCATATATCATTAGGGGGCGAACAGAAATTCCATTATGGAAAGAGTGTTATAATTTATATGAAGCTGTTGGTCTATTAGCTACAAGCGTTAGTATTAGTAAAATAAGTAGTGATTCAAACATCAGTATTGATAAAACAAAACGAGTATTAAAATACATGGATGATAATGATTATATAGTTAAATATGCTAGTAAAAATGAGAATGATGTAAATAATACTAACATTTATATTATGGGTTTTATTAATAGTGGGTTTGATGATGGTAATATCCAGCGCCAAGAAAATTATTTTGTAAACAGAATTAATAATATGAGATTAAATGACAGAGAACGTATCACTAAATTATTTGATAAGCAACTAAAAACTACTAAATCGGTAAAAGAACTGACTGCTGAATTAAAAGAAATACAGAACTATTTATTTAGTGGTAGGGCGCCATACGCCCAAGGGGGGTAAGGCGTAGAACGCCCTATGGTAGGGCGCCAGACGCCCACATTAATAACTAAAAGCTAAATAACTAAATATTTAAAATAACGCGACTTCGTCGCTAAAAAAATACTGAATCAAAGTCTCATTGGAAAAGGAGAGAATTATGATACCATACGTTATTGAGAATTCTGGTTCTGGCCAGGAAAGAGTTTATGATTTATTTTCTAGATTATTAAAGGACAGGATAATTTTTATTGGTGAAGTAATTGATTCTACTTTGGCAAATTCGGTTGTAGCACAATTATTGTTTTTAGAAGCAGAGGATCCTAACCGCGATATTACTATTTATATAAATAGTCCAGGAGGAATAGTAACTTCTTGTTTAGCTATTTATGATGCTATGAATTATATTAAGCCAGATATTTCTACTGTTTGTATTGGAGAAGCTGCTAGTGCATCTGCTTTTATTTTATCGGCTGGAACTAAGGGAAAGCGTTATGCTTTAATTAATTCTAAAATAATGATGCACCAAATAAGTTCTGGTACCGAAGGCGTTATTCAGGATATGAGAGTTCATATAAAGGAATTTGAACGGGTTAATGAAATTATGCTTAAAGAAATAGCTAAAACAACTGGACATACAATAAAGGAAATAAAAAAGGATTTGGATAGGGATTATTACATGTCAGCTGCAGAAGCAAAGAAATATGGAATTATTGATGAGGTTTTTGTTGAAAGAAAATAATAAGGGATAACAAAAATGGCAAAAATTGTATATAATAAACAATTAACAAAAAAACATTCTGGTAGAAGCCCTTTGAGAGGCAAGACAGACCGAGCTGTTCTTCAGTTACCTCCAATGAATTTAGGAAATTTAAAAAAACTAATGGAAGAAAATGAAAGCGGTTTGCCATTTGATGAAGTTAAAAAGAAATTAGACGAGGCTATAGATTTTACGAGGAAACAAGAGAAAGAAAAATATGAAGCTAAAATTAGAGAGCTTGAGTCTCAACTGTTAATGCCGCAAAGTTTTGAAGAAAAAGCAGATGAAACAAAATCAAAAATAGATAATTTGAAAATTAAATTAGAAGAAAGAGATGAAATTATAAAAAATTTATCTATGAATTATGTTCAAAATGTAGAAGAATTAAAGGCGAAAATAGATGATATAGCTAATAGAATATCGCTTGGGAAATATCCAGTTCTCGACGAAGATAGACCGGAACTTAAAGCTGATATTTTTATTGACCCGCTTGATAAAGGAGCTGGTATAGAATTAGATCCACATATTGATGAAGCTTTTATAATTAATGCTGATAGAAATGTTGTTGATGATTTAGCTAAATTAAAAAATATATTAAATAAAGGCTCAAATAAGCCTGTAAAGAAAGTTGATAAATAATTAAAGGAGGAAAAGGGTGTATGGAAACCAAGAATGGTATAGGTTTAGATATAGGAACCAACATGCTAATTGCGGCCACAATGAACGAAGAAGGAAATGTGGTTTATAGAAAGCAAAGGGACGCATTTTTTAAAATAGTTCCTAAATCAGATGTTAACAGAAAAAGTATTAAAACAGCTTTAGAAAGTCGTAGAGCTAACTTTATTATTGATAGTGAGGGTTTTATTGTAGTTGGTGAGGATGCTTTACTAATGGCTAATGAAAGAGGTGAGAATGCAAGGCGGCCTATGAGTAAGGGAATATTGTCAGCTAAAGAAAAAGACTCGTTGCCAATGATTAAGCTTATAATTAAAAGCTTGGTTGGCAAAGGGGATGGTAATACTGATATAATATTTTCTATTCCAGCTGAGCCAATAGACAATGATTTCGATATTTTTTATCATACCGAAATGGTTAAAGCTTATCTTAAAGAAATGGGGTTTAATTCTGCACCAATAAATGAAGGATTTGCTATAGCTTTTTCTGAATTATTAAACGATAATTTAACTGGGATATGCTTATCATTTGGTGCTGGTATGATTAATACTACTATAGTTTTTGAAGGAGATCCTATAATTCAATTTTCTCTCACTAAAGGAGGGGATTGGATAGATAGCTCGGTTGCAAAAGCTGTAGATATGAATGCCTCTATGATTCAGATTGAAAAGGAAGAAAGTAATATTGATCTTTTAAATCCTGTTGGAAAAATACAAGAGGCGATAAGTGTGTATTATAGTATATTAATTAATTATGTATTGGACAGTATTATATATGAGCTTAAAAATAAGCAGCTTCCTCGTTTTAGTAAACTGCCTGTGATATTATCTGGAGGGTTGTCATTAGCTGGTAATTTTACAGAAAAGTTTGGCAAAGAATTGCAAACTAAAAAATTTCCTTTTGAAATTAAAGAAATAAGAAGAGCCTCAGATCCTATGAATTGTGTTGCTCATGGTGCATTAATGGCTGCTATATTGTAATAATATCTAGCAAAACGAAAAAAATATTCTATAATGATTATAGAGGGAAAATACTATGTGCTTGTCATTTTTGAATAAAATTTTTAATAAAAAAAGTCAAATTAAAGGAGAGCTTTGCATGAGAAATTTAGATGATAGAATACTTATTAATGCTGAAAGTTTTAGATATAAAGATTTTGTTAAATCTGATATAGCTGTTAGGCTAGGTATAGAGAATCTTCCAACAAAAGAAGAGTATTGGGAAAATATAGAAAAATTAGCTGCTAATGTTTTACAGCCAGTGGTAAATACTGTGGGAAGAATAACAATTTTATCTGGATATAGAAGTCCAGAATTAAATAAAGCAATCAATGGCTCTGAAACATCCTTACATTGTTTTGGATGTGCTGCTGATATTGAGCCGTGGGAAAAGGGTGTTAGTTTATTGGCTTTATTAGAATGGGTTTATTATAATTGTGATTTTAGAGAATTAATAGCTGAGTATTTCCCAGATGGGTGGGTTCATGTCGGCTATGTGGAAGGATATAATGATAAGAAACTTAAATTAAAGGACAAGGACCATAGTTATTCTGTAGTCACATTGGATTACTTAAAAAGTTTATATAATTAAAAGGAGGAATTTGTATTATGTTAGAAGAAGAAGATCGTATTAGTGGATCAGTTAAATGGTTTAATGCAGAAAGAGGGTATGGTTTTGTAGTTCAGGATGGTAATGATAAGGATGAATATTTTGTTCATTATTCATATATTGAGATGGAAGGCTATAAGACTTTGAAAGCTGGCCAAAAAGTATCCTTTGTATTGACAGAAACAGACAAGGGTGTCCAAGCTCAAGCGGTGATTCCTGAATAAAGGGAGATTTTTATGCTATTAGCTGAAGGGCTGATTGAAAAAGATTATATTGTAGAATCAATAAAAAGTTTATCTAATACTATTAAAGACTTACTGGTTGCGTATGATCAAAGTGATGAAAAAGTAAATAAAGAGAAGTTGAAGGGCTTGTTTAAAAAGCTTGAAAATTTATATTTAAAATATCAGCAGCTTGATATAATGATAGGTAGAGCTCAGGCCTTATCAACTGTATTTATAAATGAAACTGAGATCAGTTTAAAAGACGCTATGATTATAAAAGAAGTAATGGACAATAAGTTAGAATGTTTTATTGGTTTTTTAAATGAGATCAGAAAAGAAAAACCAGATAAATTTGTTTGTATTGATATTGATTATATTGAAAAAATGATCGAAATGCTAAAGATTGATATAAAAACACTTAATATTAAAATACAAACTAAAATTTGGAATACAGAGGTTAAATAGTGTTATTTAAATATTTTATAGAATTTGATGATGATGGCGAAATTAAAAGTCTTTATAAATCACAGGCTGAGTGTAAAAATTGTAAGGAATATCTTGTTAAATTAATACCAATAGATAGACAATTAGAAGACGACATTAAAAAGAAATTAGAACAAGAAAATTCTAATATAGAGAATTTGTTAAAAGATATATCTTCTGGTCGCAGAAAATTAGAAACCGAGCTTAATAAAACACTTAAAAGCTTAAGGAGATTAAAATGATTGTCGGAGTTTCAGGAAAGGCAAGATCTGGTAAAGATCAGTTAGCAAAATATTTAATAGAAATATTTAAATCAAAATATGATAGAGAATTTTATCATATAGCATTTGCTGCTGAATTGAAAAATATGTGTAAATTTCAATTTGGTTTAGATGATGATCAGTTATATGGCGATAAAAAAGAAATTCCAGATAATAGATATCTAAAACCACATAATAAATGGAAGGACGAAATAACAGAATCGGAATTGGTGACTAATTCTGTAACTGTTATTTATTGGACGCCTCGTGAAATTATGCAAGAGTTGGGAGCCTTTTATAGAAAAATAAATTATGATTTTTGGGTCATTGCTTTGAGAAAATGGATGGAAGATCTAGAAAGAAAAGGACATAAAGATTATATAATAACTGATGTAAGACATATTAATGAAGCTGAATTTATTAAGAAAGAAAACGGTTTTCTTATTAGAATAATTAGAGAGTCAGAAAATAAAATTCATGGCATTGATCATGAATCTGAAACTGGCTTGGATGCTTATAAAGATTTTGATATGATTGTTGAGAATAATGGATCTTTAGAAGATCTAAAAAAAGCTAGTCATAATATAGTAGATGCTATATTATTGATAGAAAAATTAAGTAAAGACAGGAGGATTATATAAAATGGCTGATAAGAAAGGTAAAAATTTAACTATTGTCATAGTGCCAGACGAAATTATTGGAGCTGACATTTCTAGAAGCAGGGATTATAAATATGCTAGTGTGGGAATTAAAAGAGGAGATGATGAATTTTTAAGAATCTCTTATGAATGGAAAGGCGATGCCATTCCAGATTTTGTGATGGCGTTAATGACTTGGATGACAGCTAATAAAGACGAAATTGATCCAAGAAAAGAAGAGAATGCTAAAGAATATAAAGAATTGAAAGAGAGAATGTAAAAGTTAAAAGGAGGGCTGTAAATTATGGCTATTCCTGTGAATGAAATAAGAAGTAGATTTATTAGATATAATGAGGGAGCAACTCTTTCTCGTAATAATAATGCAAGATTTATGAGTTATGATAATGCAAGAAATTATGGCAGGGTTGCTATGGGCCAGTTGGGATATAATGCTCAGAATCCTACTATAAGAGTAAGAACAATTAGATTAAATAGCGATTCTCTTACTTTACCATCTAGATAATTAAAAGGAGAGTATAATGGAATTAAAGGAAAGATTAGAATTATTTAAGGAAGAATTAAATTTAATTTCTAATAAAAAAATAAAAGATTTTGTAAAGGAATGCATAAATAAATCTCCAGATTATATTTTTTGGGATTGCCCATCAAGCTCGAGCGGCTTGTATCATCCACTTGATGAGTTAGCTGGTGATGGTACTATTTTGCATACTAAGAAAGTATTTACTCTTGCATATGAATTATCAAGAGCACTTGGCTGTGAATATCATAGAGACGAGATATGTGCAGCAGCATTGCTTCATGATTTTGCTAAGCAGGGGCTGGAGAAAGCTAGTGGCCATACTGTAAGAGAGCATCCACAAATAATGGCAAAATTTGTTGCAGATATTTATAATGATGGATTTAAAGATAAACTTGATAAAGCATCAGCCAATATTATTTATTGGGCAATTTTTTATCATTATGGCCAATGGACAGATAAATCAGTCCGTAAGGCGATGACAGATTATACATTGGAAGAATTATGTGTTTATATAGCTGATTATACTGTTAGTAAAAGATTTATAGCCATTGATTATTTAAGAAAGGATGGATTAGGGTTTAATACATCAAAAAAGGAGAATAAAAAATGCCAGGAGAGTTAAGTCCAGGAAGTACGCCACGAAGATGGGTACCTGAAGGCGGGGAAAGAAAGCATAGAGAAAAGATTCATAGAGAATCTAGCCTTGCTGATGGTAATAAAAATTTACCTTTTACTTTTTCTAAACCGCAAAATTCAAGAAAAGCTCATTTGTTTCAATGCTCAGAGTGTGGAAATTCTTTTTTTGCTCCTAAAAGAACTATTATGTGTATTTGCAGTAAATGTAAAAAAGTTACAAAGGTGGAGCTTGTAAATGGCTAATAAATGGCATGTTTGGACAATTAGTACTAATAAATATAGAAAGATAAAAGAATATATAGACACTATATTAGAAATAAAAGATGTATTATATCCAGTAGCCGAAAAGGAGCATAGTACTAAATCAGGAATTAAAAAAGAAAATGTGCCATTATATGCAAATTATTTATTTATAAAATATGATCATAGTGATAATGAAACAATATCAAAATTAAAAAAATATCCATGGATACATAATTATCTTGGAGTATGTTCACAAGAAGAAATAAAAGAAATAAGAAAAATGGATAAAACAAGATATGAAGACTTAGTGCCTGTTAGTAAATTAAAAGTTGGCATGAATGTAAAATTAATAAGTACCCCATTTAAGGGCATGATAGCTACTTTAGTTGGGATTGATGGTAATAAATTATCTGTTAGTATTAAGATATTTGGAGCGGAGAGAATTATAAAATGTTCTATAGATGATGTAGATACGGAGAAAGTAAATGGATAATACTATTAATAATATAAAAATAAGAAAAAAACGAGGAAGGCCAGAAGGATTTAGATTGAGTGAAGACTCTAAAGAAAGAATAAGAGAAAGTCGTTTTGGTAGGCGCCATTCAGAAGAAACTAAGGATAAAATATCTAAATCGTTAGTGAAATATTTTAAAGAAAAAGATCCTTTATCTGATACTATGCGTGATGATTATAAATATTTTCCGAAAAGTATAAGAAGATGGATATTAAATAACAAAGAAGATATAGACAAAACCGAAAATGTAATGACAGAAAAAAAATTATTATTTTTAGGTAAATTAGAATTATGCCTTGGGTCAGAGATAGACGATTTTAGTCATAATGCTACACCAGAATTTTTTGTAATGCTAAAGGAGGAATTAACAGAGCAAGGACTTACAAACGAATTAGAAATACTGCATTCGCTGTTATAGGAGGTTTTATGGTGGACAATAAGAGGGGGAGGCCTAAAAACCCGCCTAAGTTCAGAGAATTAATGGAAGATTTAATACCCGCCGAAGAAATCCTCGAAGAAGGCGAAATAAAGCTTTATAAAGGCCTAATTGCTATTTATTTGAAGGACTTTGATGAAGATAATCTTACAGCTAATGATATGGATGATCTGATGAGCATAGCTTTAAACAAAGTTCTTGAAATACGATTATTAAAAGCTAGCAAAGGCAAAAATACTGATTTATTGGACGCTTCTGCTTCTATTGAAAAAATAAGAAAACAAACAGAGAAATTAAAAGAAAATCTAGTCTCGCGAAGAAGAGATAGAATAGATCCAAAAAAGCTTGGTGGGTTTTCAATAGTTGATCTAGCGGTAGCTTATGATATGGATAGGAAGAGAGAAATGTTAACTAGAACTTCTAAATTTGAGGATGAAGAAAAGGAATTGCTTAAGTCCGAATTATTGATTGGTAATAGATATGATGTTGATGCTGAGACTATAGAGGTTGATGACTAGACATAAAGAGGGGGTTAGTTTTGAACATAGATCTATATGATAATGTAGATATTATAATGGATCGTGGCGCTGAAATGATAGAATTGTATCGTAATGATCCAATTTTAGCTGCTTATGATCTTTTAAGAATAGACCTTGCTCCTATTCAACGTATTATTTTAAGAGATATGTGGTTTAAAAATTTTACTATTTCTATTGTATCTAGGGGTGGTGGCAAAACTTTTTTATTAGGAACTAATGCTGTTTTACATGGCTTACTGTATCCTGGATACAGAGTTGGATTAATTAGTTCAAGTTTTAGACAAGCAAAACTAATTTTTGCTGAAATTGAAAAACTATATACCAGATCTCCTATTTTTAGAGAGGCGTGTGAAAAAAGGCCTATTAGAGGATCTGATAGTTGTTATATTAAATTTAAAGGCACCGATAATTCTAATGGGAGCTATATTGAAGCGCTACCGCTCGGTACAGACGGTGCAAAAATTAGAGGAAGTCGTTTTTATTTAATAGAAGTAGACGAATTAGCACAAGTCCCTCCATCAATTCTTGATATGGTTATTAGGCCAATGGCTGCTGTTGCATTGGAGCCTATGGAAAAAGTACGATATATAGAAAGAATGAAAAGATTGATAGATGCTGGATTGGCTACGGAAGATGATATTGTTGAGGAATCCGCTAATAAGATGGTCATGGCTTCTTCTGGATATTTTAAATTTAATCATATGTGGAAAAGAATGAAGGCTTATTGGCAAGCAATGAAGGAAGAAGGCGAAAGGACTAGATATGCTGTACACCAAGTGCCTTATCAAATGTTGCCAAATGGGTTTCTTGATGAAGAAAATATAAAAGAAGCTAAAAGAACTATGGCGTCTATTGAATTCATGATGGAATATGAGGCTGCTATGGTTTCTGATAGTGATGGCTTTTTTAAAGCTTCTTTACTTGATGGGTGTACTTTGAACAGTAGTTTTGGTATTTGTTTATTTGGAGACCCGAACAAAAAATATGTGTTAGGAGTTGATCCAAGTCAAGGCGGATCAGCATCATGTGCTATGGTTATTATTGAACTTGGAGATCCTAATAAAATAGTATATGTTAAAGGCATTAAGAAAAAGACAACACAAGAAATGACAATGAAAATACAAGACTTGGCTGATAAATTTAATATTATTAGAATATTTATGGATTCACAAGGTGGCGGTAATTCTATTAAAGACTTATTACAAGAAGGCTATAATAATCGTATACCAATAATAGATAGAGGAGATGAAAAAACCAAAGACAAAAAAGGTAAGCACATATTGCAAATGGTTAATCCGGCTCCGGCATGGATTTCTGATGCTAATTTTGATACTTTGGCTTTATTAGAAAATAAAGATCTTAGATTTCCTAAGCCGCCAGATTCTGGATCTAGTGTAGAAGAGAAATTATATGATGAGGTAGGGCTTTTAAAGTCTCAAATGCTAAATATTATAGTTACGGAAACATCTAGAGGTTTACGGCATTTTGATACCCCTAAAAAAGGTCAAAATAAAGACTTATATTCAGCTTTGATTCTTGCTGCATGGGGCGCAAAAGAATTGAATAGAGAGGTAGAAGAGCAGTCGCCTGTTTTGTATGGTAATGGGTTGATTAGGCCACATCATATGGGGTCAAGGTTTGCAAATGCTGTAGCGGGTATTAGTACTGTTCCGACTAGTAAATATGCGTTATTGTCTAAGAAGAATTAACTAACTGATCTTAGCAGGAAGTGGCAGTTTATATTGAAAGGACTAATTATTATGTCTTATTCTATTATTAGTTGGAAATTTTGGGATAGTTGGTTACAAAAATTTTTTGTTCAGCTAATTTCTATTAAAGTATTAGCTTTAGCTACTACAGTAGTGTTATGTGTAACTGGTTTTATTAATGGTGGGAATTTAGCTACTATTTTTGGCATTATTTTTGGAGTTAAAGGAGTATTTCAAGTAGCAAATATTCTTAATAAAAATGGTAACGGTAATGGCAAGGAGATGATAGATAAAATATAAAAATGTCTAAAAGATTAAATTTAATTGGAAAGAAGTTTTATAGATTGCTTGTTATAGCATTTGCTTATGTAAAAAATAATAAAAGCTATTGGTGGGCATTATGTAATTGTGGTGAATATGTTATTATAAATGGGAAAGATTTAAAAAGAGGAAACGTTAAAAGTTGCGGTTGTTATAGAAGAGAGAAAGCTAGCGAAATCAATGAAGTAATGTTAAATGGCCAAAAATTTGGAAGACTATTAGTAATATCGCCAGCTTATAGAAAAAATCATCATCAATTTTATCAATGCTTATGTGATTGTGGTACTAAAAGAATTGTTCAAGGATCTAGTTTAAAAAATGGACATACTAAATCATGTGGTTGCTTACAAATAGAAAAAGTTGGCGAAATTAATAAAGGCAAAATAATTTCAATAGAAACTCGTCAAAAAATGTCAGAAGCAAAAAAAGGTAGAAATAGAAATAAAAGTGCTGGCAAAAAGCATTGGAATTGGAAAGGCGGCATAACTTTAAAGAATCAGGAAATAAGAAATTCACTTGAATATAAAAAATGGCGTGACGAAGTCTATAAAAGAGATAATTATATTTGCCAAATATGTGGAAAAAGTAAAAGCGGTAATTTAAGAGCTCATCATTTATGGCCATTTAATATATATGATTTCATCAGATTTGAAGTGTGGAATGGTATAACAGTTTGTGAGAATTGCCATTGCTCATTACGAGGTAAGGAAACAGAAACCGCCAGATTATTTTTACTTAAGCAAAATATAAAGGAGTAAATGATGGATTCAAAAGAGATAGGAAAAATAACGCATGAATTACAAACTAAATATCCGGATATTGGGATACATAAAATAGAGGTGGACTCAAATACTGGAAAAGCAGCATTTTTTGTTAAGCCTACTAATAAAATACTAGCATCTTTACCAGATAATAAATCTGTACAACTAAGAATGGCTGAAACAGCCGCTACTTTAAGAAGAGATATGATAGACAGAACGGCTTTAGATTTAATAAAGAAGTCGCCATATGAAGAGGATCCTAGAAATTTATTTACGCGTGCCATGAAATATTATTTTGAAAATGATGTTTATGGTACGCATATAGATATATTAACAAACCTTGCAGCAAAAGGTTTTGAAAATGATATTGATGATAATAAAATAAAAGCATTTTATGATACATGGAATTTTGATGTTAATTTTACGCAGGTATTAGATTGGATATTTTTTGATTTTTTTAGAATTGGTATGGTACGAACTTATAAGATTATAAGCAAATATGAGCCTGGTGTTAGTTATTTATCTCCAATTCCAGGTCAAAAAATAGAACGTAGTATTCTTAATGATATAGTTGAAAGAGCTAATAGAATTCAAAAAAGAAGAGAAGAAAAAGCTGCTGAGGGATTGACTGGTAAAAAAGCACAGGCTGCAAAAAAGAAAGTGTGGTCTAAGGGTTATTTGCCTATAGCATATACTATATTAAATCCTTTGTTAGTAACAATTGAGGGCAGTTTATTATTTGATAATACAACAGTTACTTTAGAACCGTCTGCTGAATTAAGAAAAATGTTAGCTAAATCTCCGCAGGAGCTTACAGAAGATGAAAAAGTAATTGTGAAAAGCCTTCCAACAGAATTTAAAAATCAAGTGGTGGCTGGTAAAATTGAATTAGATCCTCAATATGTTGGTGGTGTAGATTATCGAAAAATGCCTTATGAAAGATATGCTAAACCTAGAGGCGTAAAGGCTTTTGATTCATTAGAATATAAAAATTCTTTAAGGGAAGCTGATCTTAGTACGCTAGATGGTATTTCGAATTATATTTTAAAAATAACTGTTGGTAATGATGAGTTTCCTGTTACTGATCAAGCACAGTTAGAGACTGTTGCAAAATTATTTGATACTCCTAGTAAAGCATTTGATGTAGTGTGGAATCATACCTTAGAAATAGAAAGAATAATTTCACCTGAAATAGGTGAAATTCTTGGTCAAGATAAATATAAGCAAGTTAATGAAGATATAAGTGGCGCTATTGGTATTTCAAGAGCGCTTATAGATGGTACTACGAATGTAAATGTAGCTGAGGCAGGTTTGATAACTAGAGCTATAATTGAGGAAATTAATTATGCTAGGCGTCAGGTTACAGGATGGATTTATAATGAATATAGACAAATAGCTAATGCTATGGGTTTTGATAGATTTCCAAAAATAAGATGGGATAATACAATATTAAGGGATATAATTTTATATATGAGCACTATTTCACAGCTTGTTGATAGACGTATGTTATCATATCAAACAGCGCTTGAGCAGTTAGGTTTTGATTATGATAATGAGTTTAATAATATGCAAGAAGAGTTGCCTTTTGTATTAGAAGGTGTTTTAGGTATAGTAGGTAGTCCATTTCAAAAGTCACCTTTTGGTGGTGGTGTGCAACCAGTTCAAGGAGCACCTACAGGTACTCCTTCTAGAGGTAGACCTAAAGGACAGCCAGCTAAGAAAAAGCAGCCGGCTAATCCACAATCAAAAACTAAAGTAACAAAAATATCGCCAAGTCAGCAGCCAAGCAATGAAGCTAGTATTAAGTTAATAGATGTAATTAAGAATATGAGTAATGATGAATATGCATTATTAATTAATACAATGTCTGCTGTAAGAAAAGATGAAGAAGAAAACGAATAATCTAACCATTATAATATAGAAGGATCCTTATATTAATAGGAGGGGATTATTGTGGAAGATAAATTTAAGTCGATAACTGTTGAGGCTGATATACGAATAATGGAGCCTACAGATGAACTTAGGAAATCAGTAGCTTCTATTATAGAATTTCCAGATAATAAAACGCCAGATTTATTATTTTTTTCTGGCATTTTTGTTAGTAGCGGAGAAAATTTGAATCATGCTTATTTTCTACCTTCAGAAATGGTAAAAGCTTCTTCTACTATTGATCATAAAGCTTTGGATATAGAACATGCGGAAGATCAAATAGTAGGACATATTTATTCTAGTAAATTTATTGGTAAAAATGGCACCCTGTTGGATATTAATGAACTTGCTTCTACGAGTGTATCAGAATTAGACAGAATGGAAATGGATGTTTTAATAGCTGGCATATTGTATAGAAATAGATTTCCAGAGCTTGCTAAAGATGTGGTAGATAATAAATGGAAATTGTCTATGGAAACATTTTTCCAAGATTATGATATTAAAGTTGGAAATGTGATAATGTCTAGAAAAGAAGCTGAATCATTAGGATTTGCATCTGAAATAATAGGAAAAATTGCTGAGATTTTAAAAAATGGAGAAGGGATTGCAAAAGGTACAGTGACTAGAGTGTTAAGAGGCTTATTATTCTCTGGTTGCGGCCTTGTGAAAAATCCTGCAAATCCAAGATCTGTAATTTTGGAAACAGCTAAAAAGCAAACAATTAAAGAAAAAGAAGCTGATATAATTATTGATCTTGATAAAGGTATTATAAGTTCTAAAACTGAAGAAAAGATTGTAAATGATAGTAACAAAAAGGATCAGGAAAAATCAGATATAAGCATAGAGGATGTTCGTTCTCAAACTAGTGTCGGTATCTGTGTAAGTTATAAGAAAAGAGTTATTGATGCGACGTATGAGGGGCCAAATACAAAAATTCTTCATGAAGATTGGTGTGCTTTATATGATAAAGGATGTACATCCAGTTCACGAGATGTGACTGATCCTAACTGTCTTAGACGTCAAATTGAAAGACAGGCAAAAAATTATATTGAATCAAAATTAAAAGAATCAGAGGGAAAGGATCGAAGAAGTAGTTTGTTGGTGGAATTAAAGGAAGTTTTAAAAAGAAATAAAAAATAAAAGGAGGTAATCGCTCATGCCACAAGCACTACGAACCAAAGGACATACACCTAAAGTTGTTAGAATTAATGGTGATGATAATATGACTATCATCTACAGAAATTTAGGTAATGGCCGCAGGGTCCCTTTCTTACTTGGAACTACTGTAACGTTGGCATCTGGTGTCCAATCAGCAGAGATACTCAGCGGTACTAAGATACATGGTTATAAGATTTCAGAAGCTGTTGTGCAGGCAACATTATTGGATAATGAAGCGGTTGGTAGATATTATATTGAGAAAGATACTACTCTTAATACGCTAACACTTCATCAGCAAAATGCTACTGATGTCGTTCATTATGACGTTTATGTATTTTTAGGTGATGCTGCTCCTGATGATTTATATGGTAGCTCATCTTCTAATCAAGTTTGGGATTAATAATTATATAGAATTGATATATAACAAAATAAAGGAAATGGTTGTTTTATTAGTTAAGAGATTGGTAAATAAATGTTGTTATATATATAGTATTACTGTTATAAGAAAATCATTAAGGAGGTTTAACTTCATGAGTGATCAACTTAGTAATGATGTCACCAAGATCGTTGACGACATTTTCAAGCAAAAAGAAGAGTCTGAAATGATTAAAGAGACGGAAAAGGCTTTGACAAAGTCTGCGGATACTATTAATGAGTTGAGTGAGTCTTTAGAGGCAAAAGACCAAGAACTTGCTGATAGTGTGGCAGAAATTTCAGGCCTTAATGAAACTATTCTAACTCTTGAAGCTAAAATTAAAGAGCTAGAACTTGCAAAAACAACTCTTGAAACAGAAAAAACTGGTCTTGAAAATGAAAAAGCTGACATTATTAGAAGAGCAGAAGAAGCCGAGTCAAAAATAGATAAAATGGAAAAAGACAAATTGGCTGAAACCAGATTTAGCGAATTAAAAGGATCTGGCATTGCTGCTACTAATGATAAAGTAATTGAAGATCAGACTTCCAAAATTCGAGAGATGTCTGATGAGGATTTTATATCTTACAAAGACGAGCTTGTTGCTATTAGAGAAGCTATTGTTGCAGAATTAAAAGCATCTGAACATACAGCGGATTCTATAATTGACCAAGGAGCTAACGCTACTGGCAATGAAGAAGATGAAAAAGAAGGATCTGAAGAAGATGAGAAGGACGCTGCTGATTCTGAAGTAGCTATTAATATGATGCAGAGTGTTGCTGCAGCTCTTAATATGGAAGTTGTACCAAATAAGGATTTGGTAGCTAAGTATAAAGAGTTGGGTAGTCAAATGGCGGAAAATATTAAGGCTCAGAAAGGTAACAAGTAATTCTTTAAAAAAATATGTTAAGGAGGAAATGTAATTATGTTTATTCCTAGACATTCCGTTGTGGAAAACCAATTTTGTCAGTTCGCTACAACTAGCGGAACTGGTGGCGTTGGTGGTGTGGTAGCTTATGCTGGTTCCGTATGTTATCTTGTTAGTACTGCTACTAATCAGGATGCTATTGTTAACATTTATAGTACTGTTGCTCCTTCAGATACAGAGGAAAGAATGCCTTTTGGATTCTTAATGCAAAAAGTTAAAATGGGATACCATAATGTTCATCCTACTGGTTTTATGATGCCTGGGGATCTTGGATCTTCTGACGTTATTGCCCAACCATCATATGATTCCAGTGGTAATATTAATGGAACTAAACAAGCTCCTGTTGGCGTGGCTCATCTAGGTATTTGGGATACAGTTCATTATACTGTTGATACTCCTAATACCGATCCTATGCTTCCTGGTGAGCGGCTTTATACTGCTGGTGATGGTTATTCAAGAGTAACTAATGGCACATATCTTACTAATGTTACTGATGTGGTTGCTAGAGTTGTTAAAGGCGCCAGTGCTCCACAGGTTTACGCTACTACTCAGAATACTACACTTTATCCTATCAGGATTAAGCTGTTGATATAATTAAATGAATTATGGATTAATGCACTATAATTAGAGTGCGTCCAAAACTACTTGAATGGGAGGATAGTTAAGGTTATGGATAGAAAAGAAATGCAAATACTTTTCAAGGCTACTGCAGCTATCAATACTCCAGAAGGTATTGCTGCATATAGAACTTTTGCTGCTGCTCTAACTACTCCAATCCTTCAAGCAATCGAAAGAGATTCTATTATGAGAGAACTCTTTGCGGTTGAGAGACTTGGTCCTGGAGCCCAGGCATCATATCCGGTTGCCGAAGATTTTGAAATTCCGGTATGGGTACTTCCTGGCTTAGGATACGTGGCTCAGAATTTTATTGAAGGAATCGGAGAGGAAGTATATGTACCTACATTTACGATCGATGCTTCTGGTGATTGGAAAATAACTTATGCCAGAGATTCAAGAATCGATATTCCTCAGAGAGCTGCTGAGAAAGCTGCTAAAGGATTAGCTGATTATGAAGAAGAGTGCGGTTGGAGAGTTATTCTACCTGCTGCTACTTCATCATTTTCTGGTAAGGGACTTCTAGGTTCACGTCCCGCCCCTATTTATGAAATTAATCCAGCATCTACTGGTGCTGGATATTTGTCAAAAGAACTTATTAACAAGATGATAGTTGGTTTCAAGAGAATAGGCCGTACACTTACGGATCTATATGTTTCTCCTGAAGATGCTGCTGATATTCGTGAATGGACAGACACAGATATCGATCCAGTGACAAGAAGAGAAATTTTTCAGGCTGCTGGCATGGGAAGTATCTGGAATGTAACACTTCATGAAATTCAACATCTTGGCGCTACTGGTTTGTATAATATTAATGATTATGGCTCATCTTATGGTAAATTCATAGCTGATTCAGGCCATGCTTTTAATCAATATACAATTACTAATGGTAATAGTACTGCTGCTGATGGCACAGTAGATACCCTTGGTGAAACCCAGATTATTGGTTTTGACCGTAGTGTTAATGATTCGCTTGTTATGCCTATTCGTAAAGACTACGAAGCGCATGATGATCCAGTTCTTCTAAGATTGCAGAAACAAGGTTTCTTTGGTTGGGAAGAAATTGGATTTGCATGCTTGGATTCTCGTATGTTAGGAATTGGTGTTATTGACAGAAGCTTATAATGTATATGATATATAGCGCCTTACTTTTGTAGGGCGCTATATAGATTATTATGAGGACAATATGAATTTAATTTTACAAATATTAGCTATTATTATATTAATAGAATCTATTACTAATATTTTAAGTAAATCTGTTTTGTTTGAACCTGTTAGAGGATTTTTTAATAAACATAATAAATTTATATATAGATTACTGGACTGTCCTTATTGTACGTCAGTATGGGTAGGTATGTTTTGTGTAGCTATGTTATATTTATATAATATAAATGTATTGCCTCTACCGCTGACGTTATTTTTTATAGGAATAATTTTTCATAGGTTATCTAATATATTACATTTTATTATAGATAGAATTGATTCCAATCATGTTGTTTTTTTGGACAAGGACGACAATTAAATTTGAGGAGGAAAAGGTAATGAAAGGTTATATTAAAAATAGAACTCCTATGTGGAGACATGCAATGAAAAGGCAGATTGGCCCAGGCCAAACTGTAGGTTTAGATGTTTTATATGAGCAATATGGTAAAAAGCATGAATTAGAAGAAGGCAAGCCTTTTGTAATGTGGCTTAAAAATGTTAAATTGACAAATAGAGATATATGGCAAATAGTTTATGAGGAGGATCCTTCAGAAGCTGAAACTATAAAAGATAAGGAAGAAGCAGCCGAAGTTGTTGTTCCATATGTTAAAAAAGAATCAGAAGTAGATGAAATTGCTAATTTTTCTGTTAGAGAAGCTCGTGAAAAATTGCCAAAGTTTACTAATTTAAATCTTCTTAAATACGCACTCCAAAGTGCTAATCAACTAGCAAACAAAGATACATTATGTCGTATGCTTAGAAAAAGAATTGTAGAATTAGAGCTTTCTAGAAGATAATTATTGATATAGGAGCATAATAAAATGACATATACTATTGATGATAAAATAGGTAGAAACGATAGTAGAGATATTATTAAGTTTAGTCTTATTGATGTTGTATCTGGTACCGCAACACTTTTACCGGCTTACCCATTGGGCAGAAGGAATTTTATCAGAATTAAAAATTTAGATAATACTAATAGTGTTTATTTATTAGCTGATGTGGATGATGATTATGCTACTGAAGGGTATGAGATAGCTCATGGTGAAATATGGGAGGAAAATACGGATGCTCCATTATATATTATTACTACCGCTTCTGGTATAGTAGATGTTCAAATATATGAAAGATCTGCTAGATTTAATTATAGATAAAGTTGAATATTAAAAAATAATTAATATAAATAATAGGATATTTGTATGCTGCGAGATAACATTATTAGTAGACATAAAGTTATAAATGGAATAACATATTCATATGATAATATTAGAGAAAAATGGCTTAGCTTAAATACATATAATATATTTTATGGATTAAATCGTAAAAATATTAATAGCTACAGAACTTAAGCCCAGAATTGAAGTAGAATAAGGAGTTAACTATGATACAACTAACTATTTATGTTGATAATATTGATGTTATTATAGCTATATTTACACATATTAGACTTTATACATCTGATGAAGAGCTTGGTAGTTATACTCATTTGGCTTATATACCATTAGTCGCGGGAAAATCTGTTTATGCATATAGCCATGTTGCTGGTACATCTGATACATGGTATAAGTCATCATATTGGTCTGCAGCTCAGGAAAGCAGTTTATCTGATCCAGCACATGGTGCTGAATCACAATTATTTCATTATCCTACTTATCAAAATGAAATTGATTTTAGTATAACAGAAAAAAATATAGTTAGAAAAATAAGGCGTTATATTGGTGATTTAAAAGGACTATCTCGCTTATATCTTGATGATATTGATGAATATGAGTCTAGTTGTTCGGTTCATTCAGATGGATATACTGTTGATCTTGGGGAAAAAGGATGGCCAGTATATATATCAATAAATGGTGACGAAAAAATATTTTTAAGTGATCCTGTTGTGCAAGGTTATCAATATCTTACATTTAGTGGGACTCTTAATAATGATGAAGAAAATGATATAATTAATATATGGTATTATACTTTTAAATTCTCTGACAGAGAAATTTATGAAGCCTATGGCGATACTATGATACCTCCAGGGTTAACAAGCTCTACCGTTACTCAAGACCATTTGATTTTACAAGCTTCTATAGATTTATTGGAAAATATGACTTCTACTGATATGATTGATAATGGCGCTGTAGTTAGAGATGATCAAACCATGTATGATCCATCACCTGGTTTGCTGGAAAGAAATAAAACTATACTGCGCCTTAAAAAAATGTTAGATGCTTTAATAAAACAATATATGATGAGTGGATTGACTGGCGTATTAATAGACTAAATAAGGTAGAGTTTATATATGGGTGTAATAGTAACTAAAAAACAGGGTACTGATGGAATATCTGACCATGGCGCTCTTACTGGATTATTAGATGATGATCATGCTCAATATATTCTTGTTGATGGCAGCAGAGGATTTACTTCTACTGTGGCTGGAGTTTTACCAACTGAAGCCAATCATTTAGTTACAAAAGAATACGCAGATACTCTTAGTGGAACTGGTCAAACAAACACCGCTTCTAATATTGGGTTAGGAGAAGGTGTTTTTTCTATTAAAGTGGGCGCAGATTTACAATTTAAGTCCCTTGTAGCAGGAGATAATATCTATCTTTCCTCGGATTTAGAAACTATTACTATCAGCGGCGCAACTGGCGGTGTCACTGATCATAGCCAATTAGAAAATCTTGATTATGGTTCATCTGGTCATACAGGATTTTCTCCTACCCTTCATGCCCACATTGAATTGGATATAATTGATCTTGATAAATATACTCAAGCTGAAGTTGATACAATTTCAGGAACTTTACAAGATCAAATAGACGGCAAATCTGGTTTAGGACACGCTCACGATGATAGATATTATACTGAATCAGAGGTTGATACTATTAGTGGATCTTTGTCTGCTGAAATTTCTGAGGGCGATTCAGCTACTTTAGACTTAGCTTATTCATATGCTGATACAGCTTCTGGAATTTTACAAGATCAAATAGATAATAAGGACAATTATCAAAGTTGGTCTTTTGCTGTAGATGGTGTCGAAAAAGATGCTATTACTTCAGGAGATGTTTTTAATATAGTCGCAGGTGATAATATAACTATTACAAGATCAGCTGAAGATGAAATTACTATTAGTGGCTCGGCTGGAGGAGGCGGCGGTGTAACAGATCATGGTGCTTTAACGGGACTAGAAGACGATGATCATACACAGTACTTTGATCAAGCTCGTGGAGATGCGAGATATTATACCCAGTTACAAATAGACACTATTAGCGGCTCTTTGTCGGCGGAAATAGATTCAGATATTTCCACTCATGCTGCCAGTGCAGATCATGATGGAAGATATTATACCGAATCAGAAGTCGATGCTCTTACTTGGACAGAAAGCGATATAATTGATCT